GGATAATTGATTCAGCTAACGAAATTCTATTTAACGATGTTAAATTTGTTGGCTCGTTAACAACACCAGTTACAACAGGTAATTTTAAAAGTGCAGCAAGTATCGCCAGCACATCTGGACAGACATACAATGTTCATTTTGAAAATTGCGAATTTTCAGATATAACAAGAGGTGTCTATGCAATAGGTGATGTTATTAATACTACTATAACAAAATCAAACTTTGATACATTATATCAAAGTGTGGTAGCTGAAGTGAACAGTGGTAACAGTCCACAAGGTCTTAAAGTTACCTATTCTAAGTTTGGTAATATTTCAGCTCATGCTATTTTATCAAGCGACTTGTCATCTGTTATTAGTGCGTTTAATAATTACGAAGCAACAATTGGTTATACAGATGGCGCGGCTATTGTAACAGCGACAGTAGCCTATTCAGTGCTATCATACGAAACAGCAAATAATAACAGCATAGGTGATATGTTTGTACGTAGTGATGCAGATATTGCGTCACAGCCATTAATTGAAGTTACAGATCAAACAACAGCAACAACAGCAAATGTATCTGTTAACACAACAACCGGTACATTACAATCTAGTACAGGCAAGTCAGAAACATTAACAGATAACACAAGTGGTAATGCAAGCGTAGTTTTAAGTTCGTCATTAACAAATATTATAGATTATAGTATAGTACGAGGAGCCAACACAAGAACAGGGACAATACATACTTCTAACACTAGCACCACGTTACATTTTATGGACGATTATGTTGAAAGTGCAGATGTAGGCGTTACACTTGATTTTACCGGAACCAATAAAGCAGCGGTAATGTCTTATGTTGTAACAAGCACCGGCAATAATGCAATTTTAAGATATAACGTTAGATCGTTTATCTAATCGATGTGGGAAGATTTTTGGAACCTTCGTGTTAATGATCGATTGGCGCGATGGAGAGAGTTTCGCAAAGAATTAGATACAATGCCTTTTGAAGAGGCATTAAAATCGATAAATGATACCTGGGGAAGCGCACCATTTTTTAATTACCATTTAGACGATTCGTCACCATTTAATTGGCCAGATCCGTGGACTTTATTAGCAGAAAACCGTTATTGTGACTTTACAAAAGCCCTTGGAATGTTGTATACTATATACTTTACTAAACATAGAAAAGATGATTTAGAATTACTAGTATACGTTGATAATAAGAAAAATGAAAGATATTATGTGGTAAGCATAGATAAAGGTAATCACATTTTAAATTACCACCCGTGGGAAATAGTAAATACAAAACAGTTTAAAGAAAAGCATATACAATTGCTTTATCAATATTCAATTACAGATTTAAAATTAGAAAAATACTAAAGGAGAATTTAGTGGAGAGCATTCAAGTTATCAAGCGCGACGGATCGAGCGTAGAATTAGATTTATCAAAATGGCAAGCCCAAATAGCGAAGGTCTGCGATGGTATAGCGAATGTAAGTCAGAGCATGATTGAAATCAAAGCTCAACCACACTTCTATAATAAAATATCAACAAAAGAAATAGATGAGATTACACTACGAGCGATAGTAGATCTTATTGATGTAGAAGCCGACCCAGATTTAGCACATGTGAATTATCAGTATGTAGCAGGCAAGCAACGTTTAAGCATGTTACGAAAAGATGTGTACGGTGTTTATACGCCGCACCGTTTATATGACATTGTACAGGCTAATGTTAAGAAAGGATTTTACACAAGTGAATTACTTGAATGGTATACAGAAGAAGAATGGGATTTATTTGAAACATATATAGATCACACAAAAGACGAAGATTATAGTTATGCTGCGATAGAACAAATGATCGAGAAGTATCTCGTGCGTAATCGTGCTACCAAAGAAATATTTGAATCTCCACAAATAAGATATATCGTAGCTGCCGCAACACTATTCCATAAAGAAGAGACAGGCAAGGTACGTAATCGTTATGTTAAAGAATACTATACCTGTGCCAACGAAGGTTTATTTACATTAGCAACGCCTGTTCTCGCAGGGCTAGGCACGCCAACTAAACAGTTTAGTTCATGCGTTCTTATACGCAGCGACGACAACTTGGATAGTATTTTTGCCTCTGGTGAGATGATGGCGAAGTATGCTAGTAAACGTGCAGGCATTGGTTTAGAGATTGGACGACTAAGACCATTAGGCAGTCCTATACGTGGTGGCGAAATTAAACACACTGGACTTATACCGTTCTTAAAGAAATGGTTTGGCGACCTGCGTAGTTGTAGTCAAGGTGGCATACGCAATGCAAGTGCAACAGTATTTTATCCAATATGGCATCACCAGTTTGATGACTTAATTGTTTTAAAGAACAATCAAGGAACCGATGAAACGCGAGTACGTTTTATGGATTATGGTGTTGTATTAAATGCATTCTTTTGGCGTCGACTTAAGAACAAAGAAAACATTACATTCTTTGATCCTAACGAAGTGCCAGACTTATACGAAGCATTTTATCAAGACACAAAATTATTTGAAGAGCTTTATGTTAAGTACGAAAAGAAAAGTGGTCTACGTAAAAAGACAATGAGTGCCGAGGAAGTATTTAAAGGTGGCGTTATTAAAGAACGCACAGATACCGGTCGCATCTATCTAGTATACATAGACAATGTAATGGATCAAGGACCGTTTGATCCACAGGAACATACTATCTATCAAAGTAATTTATGTGTAGAAATTTTGTTGCCTACTAAACCTTTCAAACGTTTAGATGACGACGAAGGACGTATTGCATTATGCACGTTAGGTTCAGTTAACTGGGGATCATTTAGACACCCAGAGGATATGCGTAGAGCATGTCGCATACTTCATCGTAGTTTATGTAACATATTAGACTATCAGGATTTCTTGTCTATACAAAGTAAATTAAGTAACGATGAGTTACAACCGTTAGGTATTGGCGTGACTAACTTAGCATACTGGCATGCAAAACGCGGGTTGGAATACGGCGAAGAAGATGCGTTAGCAGAAGTTAAATTATGGACTGAGCACCAAGCATACTTTTTAACAGAAGCTTCTGTTGAACTTGCTAAAGAACGCGGACCGTGTTTGGACAGTTACAAAACACGTTATGGCAAAGGTAAGTTTCCTTGGGAACTACGTGCTAAAGGCGTTAATAAACTAACAGATTTTACTCCGGAATTAGATTGGGAAACACTACGTACAAACATGAAAGAGCACGGTGTACGCAATGCAACTAATATGGCCATTGCGCCTGTTGAGAGTTCTAGTGTGGTGATTAATAGTACTAATGGTATTGAGATGCCAATGAGTCTTATATCAACAAAAGAATCTAAAGCAGGATCGTTTACACAGGTGGTACCAGAGTACCACAGACTTAAAAATAAATATCAATTGCTTTGGGATCAGAAAGATTGTGTTGGTTATCTCAAAACTGCCGCAGTCTTAGCAGCATTTACAGACCAAAGCATAAGCACAAATACATTTTATAATCCTGCGCATTTTCCGGGACAAAAGGTACCGGTTACACTTATAATTAAAAACTTAATGCTAGCGCACAAATGGGGATTAAAGACTTTGTATTATTCTTTAATAAACAAAGTAGGATCAAAAGGAGACATAATTGAACAACCGGATTTATTAGCAGAAACAATTTCAAATGTTGATGAAGCCGATTGCGAAGGATGTAAATTATAATGAAACAAATAACAGATATACAATATTTCGAAGATAAACTAGAATGGCACTTCGATAAGTGCAAGGAGAAATAAGTGTCAAAAGAGCAATATGATTTAGCGACAAAAACTAACTACCTTAAAAGACAAATGTTCTTAGATAAGGCAGGACCTGTTACTGTACAACGCTTTGAAGAAATGCGTTATGAAAAGCTTTCCGATTACGAACAAATGGCACGTGGCTTCTTCTGGGTGCCGGAAGAAATTAGTTTAACTAAAGACGCAGGCGACTTTAAGGAAGCAAGCGATACAGTAAAGCATATCTTTACTAGTAACCTATTGCGCCAAACAGCATTGGATAGTCTACAAGGACGTGGACCATCTCAAGTGTTTACACCTTGTGTCAGTTTACCGGAATTAGAAGCATTAATTTATTGTTGGTCTTTCTTTGAAACTAACTTGCATAGTCGCAGTTACAGTCATATCATACGTAACATTTATAACGAGCCAAAAGAAATATTCGATACAATTCATACTATTGATCAAATAGATGGTATGGCTAGCAGCATAGGACAATACTACGATAAATTACATAAGTTAAATTGCGCAGTCGAAGTTGGTCGTAAGGTAGACGAAATGGAACACATTAAGGCCATTTGGTTGTCGTTACATGCAAGTTATGGTTTAGAAGCCTTTAGGTTTATGGTTAGCTTCGCAACAAGCCTGGCAATGGTGGAAAACAAGATTTTTATTGGTAATGGCAACATTATTAGCCTAATTTTACAAGATGAAGTCTTGCATAAAGATTGGACTTCGTATATAATAAGACAAGTAGTAAAGGATGATAGACGTTTTGCAAAGGTAGCGAAAGAATGTGAAGAAGAAGTTTATAATATGTACGAAGATGTTATTACTGAAGAAAAGGAATGGGCTGAATACTTGTTCGCTAAGGGGCCTGTTATAGGATTAAATGCCAATATTTTGAATGATTTTGTTGATTTTACCGCCTATAAAGCCTTAAAAGAAATTGGTATACGTTATAGAGCAGATGCTCCTAAGACGACTCCGATTCCGTGGTTTAATAAACATTTAAATACAAACACTAAACAAACGGCTTTACAAGAAAATGAAAGTACTAATTATGTTATTGGTGTAATGACTAATGATATTAATTACAGAGATTTACCAAACTTGTAGGAGTAATACAATGAACACAAAGTAAAGATTTGTGGGGAGGATCTAGATACGGAGTATCCAGATTCATTTAAAAGAACATAAGGACAGTTAATGATAACGGTTTATTCGAAGACAACATGTGGCTATTGCGACATGGCAAAGAAGTATTTAACAGAACACAACATAGAATATAAAGAAGTATTAGTAGATAAAGATCAAGAAGCGTATGCATGGTTAGTAGAACACGGTCACAGATCAGTACCGCAGCTTTATATCGATAATCAATTACTTGTAGAAAATGGTTACCAAGGGTTGGTAGCTCTGTCTCTGCAAAAACTCAAAGAAAAGGTAGGTGAAAATGTTAGTTGAAAAGCAATTTAAGAAAGATGATATAATTACGTTAAAGCTCACTCCGAGCACAGAAGAATTAGTCGCAAAATATGTCAGCGAAACTGATGATTATTATGTAATAGCTAAACCAGCTATGGTTACTCCTCAAGGAGAAGGCCTCGGGTTAATGCAATATATGTTTACAGCTGATGGTGATGCTGAATTTAAACTTAGTAAACAACGAGTTTTAATGTCAGCACCAACAGAGCCTAACTTTAAAAGCCATTACATTCAAATGACAACAGGTATAGCAACAGCACCTAAAAATAGCAGTATTATTACGTCATAAGTATATAATATGTCAGGCTGGGATCCTATAGGTTTAATAACTGGTAAATCTAGCAATGTATTTGTTAATAACCAGCCGTCCTCATGGGGGCCAGGCGGAATAGGCGGCGGACAAACAGCAGCATCAACAGTAGGACTAACAGGCATGTCACCAAACCCAGGTGACGCTATTGCAATGGCTCCGGAAATTTCCACACTTGTATCTAACTTCACTTCAAAGATAGATGACCTCCAGACTGAGATTGATCTTTTAGCACCGGGTCCTGAAAAAACTGCCTTAGAAGCATTGCAAACACAAATAAGCTTAACAAAAGCAAACTTAATAACACAAGCAAATCAAATATGGGTAGGATCCTCTGCCTCTGGCGCACTGTCAACAGTTGGTCCGGCTTCATTTGGTATGCGTTACCAAATAGTAGCAACACATATTTTTGATTCTATTGTTATACTTACAAGCGTTGATAATCTCGGTGATACAGAATACGAGATTTATGGATCAGGTATAACTGATATCGTATCAATGACTACACGCGGATTAAATGTTACACTCGGTGACTTAGAAAGTGTAGCAGTTGTTTTTGAAGAGATTGGTCCGCTGTACGATTTAAATTTTATGTCAAGATTTGGTACCCTAGCTGGATTGATTGAAAATTTAATTAATAATAAGATAGGGTTCTCAACAGGAGTTACCACAGCGTTAAATAACGCCGGCATGCCATTAAATGAAATAAGAGAATCTGTTTACGAAGATATTGTAACAAAAGCATTAAGAACTATCACAGATCAAGATGCAATAGACTTAGTAATTGACCAATATGATTTAACTCCGTTTGGAACTGTACATACATTTGCTGACTTTTTAGATTTAAACATTATGATTGACCCATCTGTGGTTGCATTGCTTAATACTGATGCAGCAGGCATTGGTAATATGTTTAATGATCTCGGTGCATCGTTTGAAACAGTAGAAGAAGCAACAACTATGTTAAGAGCGATTCAGATTCCTACTGTTCCGTTATTAACAGCAGCAACAACAACGTTAGATGATTTATCTACTTTGGTTGAACCAACTATAAAATCTAAAATTACTGGTAGTGGTGATGGAGTACTTGGTGCACCTAGTTTCGAAAACTTCCTAATAGCAGTAGCAGGTGGAGTAGAAGTTGACGCAATACTAGCCGTGCCATACTCTAATATAACAGCAGGATTATGCACAACTTTAGATGCGGCACTAGTAAATGCCGCAGGACTATTTGGTAAGGCAAGCATTAATCTTTCCGAGGTCCCTATTACAGGCCTAGGAAGTAGCACTGCTTTTATCGGTGCAGTTAAACGAATTGCTGTAGACGATAAAGGCACCGATGCTGTAACTGTCCTTAATAAAATGATACCTGCTACTATAAGTGGTGATGCTATCACAGCAACAATGTGCGAAGCTATTAATGTCGCTGCAATGGAAGCCGCTGGAATCCAACCTCTCCAGTACCTTTAGTATTGACTTTTCCATTCTATTAACGTATTATAATACAATAACGTTATGATAAATATTACTACATGAAATTGATTGCCTGGACAACACTCCTTATGGCTTTGGCTATAAGTGGAGCAGCAATATTTTATTCTGTAACAGGCATGAAAGCTATCTTCGCGGCTATACCGGTCATAATTATATCTACTTTTGTATTACTAGAACTTGGTAAATTAGTAGCATCTGTTTGGGTACATAGAGTTTTTAAAAATCCGTTTTATCCCACGTGGATTAAAAACAGTCTAATAGGTTTTGTATTAATTCTCATGTTCTTAACGTCAGTTGGTATCTTTGGTTTACTATCAAAAGGCCACAGTGAACAGACTGCGATGTCAGAAGAACAAGTAGCACAAGTCGAAATTATTGATGCTAACATAGCAAGACAAACTATACGTGTAGAACGATGGACTAAAGATCTAGACCGCTTATATAAAGGCGAAGATGTACGTGTAGATAGCTTAGTTAGTAATGAACAGGAAGTATTAGATAACTTATATACACGAATTAACAAAGAAAAAGATTCGTTACGTACACAAGCAAACAAAGAAATTGGATTCCAACAAACAAGATTAGACCAAGCAGCAAGACGTAAAAGTGAAGATACTATAGTTGCTAACGAAATATTTGATGACGACACAAGATCTAAAGCATTAGAGAAAGCTAGACGCAACGAGATATCAGTTGCATCACGAGCACAAAAAGAAATAACAAAAATACAAAAAGGTCTTGCAGCTAATTTAGCTAGCATAGACAGCAAGTTTGACAGCAGAATAGCAGAGCTATCCGACACAATACAAACATTGCGCGGACAATCATCTGCTAAGACAGAAGATATAGATGTAAAGATTGACCAACTTGAAGCAAAAGTCGAAGACGCCCAGACTAAGTTAGTTGCAGAACGAGAAGAGAAATTTGTTTTTGAATCCAAAAACAGACGCCTCGAAGCAGAGATGGGACCAATTAAATACATCGCAAAATTTCTTCCGGGTCACAAAGACGAAGAAAAGAAACTAATGGAAAATGCTGTAACAATTCTTATTATATTAATTGTTGTAGCGTTTGATCCGTTTGCGGTTGCATTACTACTAGCAAGTCAATATACGTTTGCAGAAATACGTGGTCCGCAACCTGTAAAGAAAGAAGACGACGAACTAGATGAATTGATAGAAGGTATTACTCCCGAAAACACGCATCAAGAATTCCCAGAACCAACTCAAAAAAAAAGTGAGCAAACTCTAGAAGTAACTGAGGACGAAGCAGCCCAACTTGCTGAGCAGTTTGAATCATTAAGCAATGCAAACGATACACTAGCGGAACGGTTAAAGAAAGCAGAAGACGACAAGAATAAATTATTAGATGTAATAGAGGGATTAAGCCAAGAAGAACCTGTCAAGGAAGATGAGATAGCCGACAAGGATGTCGAACCTTTACCACCGGTAGGCGATATTACTATACATAATATCAATTATAATAAGAAACCAACGCTTAGGGTAGAGGAAGGCGAGCTTGAAGTAATAGCACCTCCGAAAGTACGCACCTTTGGAGCAAAAGCAGATAATGTCGGAAAGGTAGAAGGGGAAGGAAGAGCAGATTTTGGTAGTAAATTCCCAGAAAATCCTAGTAAGGCAGATATGTTTTTAAGAGTAGATGTATTGCCAAATCGTTTATTTAAATGGAATGGCAACAAGTGGATAGAAATTGGACGTACCAGTACAGACCAATATTTATATAATGAAGAATATATAGAACATTTAGTTAATCAAATAGAGGCCGGAGATTATAATATTGATTTATTATATGAAAACGAGCAAGAGCAAATAGTCGAGTATTTAAAAAATGATAGAAATAACAAGTAGATTCATAACAGCACCAGATATCGTTGAAAAAGAAAATAATCACACTGTGGTTATTGTTGACGCATCCCAACAAGAAATTGAAGACATTGCACTATTTTGTAAAGTAGGCAAAATGTTTTATGACGTATACCTTTTCCGCAGTGACGAAGATGATAATAAATGGTTAAATTCCATTTTGACAAATGCAGATTTTGTGCTAAACTCTGTAGATAGTCCATTAAGTCAAAGTATAAATTCTACGACGTTCGGACAAGGTGGTAAGTATAAAGTACCATTAAATTATTTTCAAGAATATGAAAATGCCGCTAAAACCGAGGAGGTTACAATTGGCTAGAGATAAAAAACATCAAGAGTTAGTACCCACAGCAGGCCTTTCGGTCAGCGTACGAAATGGTAATGTAGACCAAGCATTGCGTAAATTTAAAAAGAAAGTACAAGATTCAGGACTTTTGAGAGAAATTCAATCTCGCCAAACATATGAGAAGCCAGCAGAAGTACGCCGCCGTAAAGCAGCACAAGCAAAGAAACGCTGGAAAATTGAGGTCGAGAAAACAACTAGACCTCAAAAGCTTTATTAATTTCAGTACTTTTACTGGGATAAATAATATAGTAAGATACCTAATGAGGGTCTTACGTTTTAATCTTACTTAATAAAGGAGAAGCACATGAAAGATTTAGACATCCCTGGATTCTACCAACTCTCTGTTGGTTTTGATGACATTATAAACAACCTACGCTCAAGCGCGAGCGATAACTACCCACCATGCAACATCGTTAAAGTTGACGACACCCATCAATACATCGAAGTAGCGGTCCCCGGCTTTGCTGAGGATGAATTAGATGTAGAGGTAACTGGAAACAAAATAGTTATTTCTGGGTCTAAGAAAAAGTACACAACCGTCGGTGTTGAAATGGTAGACTACCTACATCGCGGAATCGGTCAAAGAAATTTTGTCCGTACTTTTGCTTTAGGTAGGTACCTAAAACCCACAGGTGGTGAAGTTACAAATGGTATTCTTCGTGTGGATTTGGAATTAATAGTTCCAGATAACGAGAAACCTAACAAACTAAAGCTTACTTTTAACAAGTAACTGTCCTTTTGGTAGCGGGCAGCAATGTCCGCTATTGACTTCCTACAATAAATTTAGTATAATATACGTTAATTAAATGAGAGAAACGACTATGACCACTGATACTTATGATGGCGCTGTAGAAACTAAGACAACCAAAAAGACAAAGCTAAAAGAACCACCGCTATATAAAGTAATTTATGTAAACGATGATACAACTTCAATGGATTTTGTAGTAGAATCATTATTACAGGTGTTTGATTATTCTCAGGAAGCTGCGGTTGCATTAACAGAGCAGATACACATAGAAGGTTACGGAATAGCTGGCATTTATCCGTTTGAAGTAGCAGAACAAAAAGGTATCGAAGTTACGCAAGCAGCTCGTAAACAAGGATTCCCGCTTGCAATTAAATTAGAACCAACAACTAATGATTAGATTAGACGATAGTAACAATACGATAATAGGTATTACCTTTAGTTCGTTTGATTTACTGCATGCCGGTCATGCATTAATGTTAGCAGAAGCTAAAAAGCATTGTGATTATTTAATATGTGGGTTACAAACAGATCCTACAATAGATAGACCGGATAGCAAGAATACACCAGTACAAAGTATAATTGAACGACAAATTCAATTAAATGCAAATAAAAATGTAGATCAAATTATTGTTTACCAAACCGAAAAAGACTTAGAAGATATTTTATTAACACTAGATATTGATGTTAGAATAATTGGGCAAGAATATGAATATGAAGATTTTACAGGTAGAGACATTTGTTCAAGCAGACAAATTGATGTAATATACAATACTCGAGATCACGATTATAGTACAACTAATCTCCGCAAACGAGTATTAGCAGCAGAAGCCAGAAATGGTGCAGTTCAATTAGATAAGGAAGTATAAGATGAATTTAGTTCCATTTGAATCAATACCAGAATTATTAGAGGCAGCAGCTAACGGCATTGCTGTATCTGTTATATTAGATACAGACAGTTACGAAAAACAATATGCTGTAAACTATCATACTCAGTTAGGATGGACACAGGACGTAAAAATTCATCCTGATGTAATAAAATTTTGTACTATCTTATCTGAAATTAAAAACATGCCAGGGCATTATGTTGTAGCTGGCAGGCATGGACAGATAGTAGCTGGATTGCACGGTGATATTTTTATGGTAGATAAAGATGAATTTGATGATGCAGAAGAGTTAAATGAATATTTAAGTGAAGCAGAAGATTTAGGAGAAGATCAATAATGTCAGACGTAATGATAGATATAGAAACACTTGCAACAAGCCCAGACTCGGTAGTCTTAACAGTTGGTGCAATTAAATTTGACCCGTTTGAAAGTACAATAGGTGATGATGGATTTTACATGCGACTTGATGTAGATGAACAATCCGAATTAGATCGCCACATTGATGAGTCTACTGTAGAGTGGTGGGGCAAGCAAGCAGAAGATGTACGCGAAGAAGCATTAGGAGATCACGATCGCCAGGAGTTAACAGTATTCGCGGCAGCTTTAAACAAGTTTCTAGTAGGTTCAAAAAAGATATGGGCACAAGGTCCAGTTTTTGATATTGTGATACTTGAAAATTTGTATAGACAGATCGGAATCCCAACGCCATGGTCATATTGGCAGATACGCGACAGTAGAACATTGTTTGGTGTACACGGTGATCCACGAGAAAAAGGTAAAGCAGGACTGCATAATGCATTAGAGGATTGTATATCACAGGCAGGTGCAGTACAGCAAGTATATAAAAAAGCAGGAATAACAAAAAGGAAATAGAATGGATATAATTTTTGGGCGTGAAAACGCAGAACAAATGAGAGAAAAGTATACTGTATTAGATCTCGAAACTGTAACACAAGAAGGACAAGAGATTGAAGTCTTCTGTTTAATTCCTGCAGACAAAATCGGAATTACTGAAATGCCAGACTTGGAAAATTGGATTAAGTTACATCACGATTTTTTAGAAGGCTATCACAGAAGAGAATACGACTATAGTAAACAATGCATCGAACATTTACGGGGCAAGTTTGGTGGTGAAGTAGATACGTTCTATGATGAAATTATAAAAAGAATCGATATAATCGAAAACGCTGAAGATGTCCCAACCGAGTAAATTAGCCCATCTAATAGAACGAGCAAAAGATGTTGACAAAGGTTACGCCTATACTACTATTAATTGGGAAGAGCTTGGTGTAACAGAAGATCAGTCGTATGTGCTAATAGGGGAGTCGGTATTAGACCACTGGAAGCACATTGATATAGAAAACCCTGATAATCTATTGTTATTAGCAAGTATGACGCATCTACTAGTAGAGAACATGGTATTGCAATTAGAACTACTAAGAAGAGATGACGAGGAGTAATGCAAAAGATTAAAGACTTTTGGGTAGAAAGTTATCAAACTGATCCAGTGGCATTTTATCACGAACTAGTTGCATTTATTTTAACAGTTTATGCTTCGGGGTTGTTAGCATTAACAGCAACCGATCCTAACATGCTATTAATTTATCCACCGTACTTTGTTGGAAGTATAACACAATGTTATGCATGTTATAGACGAGGTGCTGCATTTGTAATGGTGCTGTCGGGATACTTTGCAATTATTAATGTATTTGGTTTCGCGGTAGCAATGGAGTGGATACGTGGATTCAATTGAAATTAAAAGAGATCGTAAGGTAATTGTTGTAAAAGATACAGATATTGATCCACATACCCTTTACAAAACTATAATGGACCAATTAGACGATTCTATTTTTTGTGCTGAATCCGCTATGTTTGATATTACCGACGAAAGCCCAGTAGCACGTATAAGAGGCGAAAAGATAACCAACAAGTATAAATTGTCCCTTTATATTGTAGAACGAAACGGTTGGAAGTTTATTTTTCCATCTAACAATGAATCACAACAAACATGGGATGCATTAGTAGACCAACGCAATTTACCAGAATACATAATAACAGAAGATCAATATAATGAACGATGATGTTAAACAAACAGTAGCGATACTAAAAGGCATTCCTACTCAAAAGAAGTTAGTTGAATCCTTAGAGGGTAATGTTATGGAAGTCACATTCACTAAGGCAAACGGTGATAGGCGTGTAATGACATGTACCCAAAGCAGGCTTCTTATTCCTAAGGATAAAAGACCAAAGCCGCTAATGGAAGGTGCGAAGCCAAAGCCCGCAGACCTCATTACTGTTTGGGACGTCCTTGCAAACGGATGGCGCAGTTTTAAATATGATAGGGTGTCGGAAGTCAAACACCAATCAACAGATGTCGCACATGAATTTCATAAGGCACTAGCAGAAGAAGTAACTAAAGAAATAGACGAAGATATTTTAAAACGCATAGGTAAGGCAGCAAAAAACATTATAAATCATATAGAGGAGAAGTAAAATGAAAAATCAAAAAGGTCAAAGTGGATTAGTTATATTATTATGTCTATCATTAGCTGGAATGTTTATAGGTCTCGCAATGTGGGGTTTGCCACAATATTCAGTTTATAAGAAAGAATTGTATGGACAGGCAGAACTTGCGCAAGCAGAATGGAATCGTCAGATTATAATTCAAGAAGCAAAGGCAAAAGAAGAAGCATCTGTATCATGGGCAAGAGCAGAAGTTAATCGTGCAAAAGGTTCGGCAGAAGCAAACGAAATTGTTGCTAAAGGTTTAGGTGGTGGTGAAGCTTACTTACGATGGTTGTTCATTGAAAAGCTAGACGAAATAAAAGGACAAATTATTTACATTCCAACAGAAGCTGGCATGCCTATACTAGAAGCTGGTAAGAGATGAAAGATAATGAAATTCAAAAAGTAGAAGTTTTTATATGTGATTGCAGCAGTCCAGAGCATCAGTTTGTAACAACTTATTTTAAAGATGACGACGATATAGATTGTATATATTTTAACGTTAGATTAAATGCAACTTATGGATTTTTTAAGCGTGTATGGAATGCACTAGGATACGTATTTAAAAAGGACGAAGCCGAGTATGTCGAAGTTCTGTTAGATATAAACGAATCCAAAGGATTAAAGAAGTTTTTAGAAGAAGGTATAGCAGAGAAAGAAAAAGCCTTTGCAGCACGATTCGAAAAATGAAAGTATTATGTTTAGGACACAACGGCCCTGGTACTAATACCACAAAATGTTTAAGTTCTTGAAATTGTACAAGTAAATAAAGGTTGATCTTTTGGTACAATCCTGTATAATACGCAGTATGTTAATCAGTTAGGAGTGAATATGTATAGACCTGTATACCAGTTAATGGCATGTTGGGAAGATGCAGAAGCATTAATTACATTGCATACTAGCGAAGCAGAAGCAGAAGCAGAAAAAGCAGAGTATGAAGCAACAAACGAAGCTGAATGTGATTACTATGCTATCCGCATACATTACATAGACAATTAGAATGTATAAATTTAAAAATTGTGAAAAAGTTGAAATGCCATACGCACACGATGACTGGAAAGACTACATTTTAGTTTAGAGGTTGACATCAGAATTATAGCAGTATATAATAGCAGGCATAAATAAACATGTAATACAATACATTTATCAGTAAAAGGATAAATAAAATTAAATAGAGGTTGACAAGTATACAAACAGATAGTATACTGTACGCTTATTAAATATAAATTAAGAGAGATTATGAAACAACTACATAAACAATTATTTAGATCAACACCGGAACAACTGGCGATAACAGCCTATTGGAACGAGATGTCGATGACGGATAATGGTAGTAATGTAATTTGTGATCGCGGACCGGTAAAACGAGGTTTAAGTATGTAGGGGTTAAACTACAAGAAGTAAATACTTAAACCTTAGATACGAAAGTACTAAGGTTTTTTTCGTTTTAGCAGTTCAAAAAAAGTGCAGGTCGGAACGAGTCTGCAAAGCACTTTAAAAAATAAAAGGTCGTGCTGTGGATGAAGCTGGGGAACCAGTCTAGTAAAAAGCAGCAGAATAGTTGAAAAATACTATCCAGTGGTCATGCCATAACGCAGGTCGGGGCTGAGAAAACACCACTAATAAATAACCGTTAAATGAAAACAGTAATTAATAACATAGACGAAACGACAGATTAAAAACACACAGGAGATTTAAAATGAAATTAATATACACCTTAATACTGGCATTAAGTATTACCCCAATTAATGCATCTGCAACTCACGCAGAAACACAAGCAAACAAAATGGCTAAAGACACTTGTATCAAAAATGCAAGAAACGTTAAAAAATTAGCCGACTTAAGAATTAATGAACCAGAAGCTTTTTATATACTTGTTGATAAACACGTAGATAGAACAGAAGCTGATCTTAATAAAGGATATGTTGTAAGTCCGTTTTACTTCTTAGGAAGATGGATTGAAAATATACCTAATGTTGATAAACACCAAGCAGGTGAAGTAAGCGAGTCTTATTACAAAATGTGTTTAGAAGATAACTTAGTATAACCTCCAAGTCTAGTACGCTTCGGCGTACTAGCATTATTAAACAATTCGGGGTATAGCTCAGTCTGATTAGAGTCCTCGCTTTGGAAGCGAGTTGTCGTAGGTTTGAATCCTACTACCCCGACCATATGCTACTAGGAGCCGTGTCCTACCGTCTGTAAGAAATATGCAATCGGTGACTGTCGACAGTCAGTCTAATAAAAGCACGGAACAATTTATGCAGTAAATGGTGGCCTAGGCGTCTTTGGCGCCGAATACTAGTTTGGCGGGTAAGGTTCAAGTCCTTCCTACTGCCTTTATATAAATACGTTAAGGAAGGTGAGCGATGACTAAAAATCAAAAAGCCGCTTTACTGAAATTAGCGGCACGTTATAAGAAAGAAGGAAAAATAAATATGTATCAAGCAGTTTTAAGAAAGATACATAAATAAAGAGCACGGTGGAAACGCAGGTCCGAATCCTGCATAAAGGGTTAGTCCCTTTATTCGTCTAGTCTGGTGAGGGCACCCCTATTTATTACACAGAACATGCTAGGTAAATCCTAGATACAGAGAGAGTTCGGAAATGTCAGTTGAGCTGACAGTGACAACAGCAGGTGTACAACTGTTGCAGTAGGATCGACTAATCAAGTCGCCGGCGATTTTCTAAAACAAACTATTGCGAGGTCGATCAGTCTGGACGATCACTAGGCTCTGAATAGATAAATAAGTACATAGGAGAAACTTATGTACTACACAATATATAAAATAACCAATACAATTAACAGCAAGATTTATATTGGAAAACATCAAACAAATAATCCAGAAGATTCATATTATGGTAGTGGAATTGGTATAGTATCTGCTATTAAAAAATACGGCAAAGAACACTTCAAAAAAGAAATTCTTTATATTTTTGATGCAGAAGAAGAAATGAATAGTAAAGAAAAAGAGCTAATTACAGAAGAATTTGTATCAAGACGAGATACTTACAATGCTGGTATTGGTGGTGAGGGCGGACCTCACTTCAAAGGTAAAAAACATTCAGCTAAGACTAAAGCATTATTAAAAGAGAAACGAGCTAATTATCCAGCGGCCACCATCAAAACAAGACGCAAGATATCAGAAAGTAATCGTAGAAGAACTGTTTCAGATGAAACAAAAGCTAAGATTGGCGCTGCAAGTAAAGGAAGAACAATTACAGATGAAACAAGAGCTAAGATGAGTGCAGCGAGTAAAAGAAGAACTCATACAGACGAAACAAAACGCAAGATATCCGAAAAAGCCAAAGAAAGAGAACTAAAGAAAAAATTAGCGCGGGAGGGAGAAACGATTTACTCGTTGGTCTCATAAGCCAAAGACACTCAGTTTGACTCTGAGGCCCGCTACCAATTAAAGATACTCCAATACATGCTTTGACAGCATCGCGTGGACACACTAGTCAATGTCCTGAACGGGAAATCATCTGTGGAGTATCTTTAATCCTTTACTGGAGATTACAGAGTACAGAGCAATAACGTAATACGTGAAAGTTTATATAGGTAAGATAACAGACACAAGAAGCATTCGCTGCAACTTACTATCGTGTAAACAAGTAACTAGTTCTGTATAGACACTCCTTTTCATTCGCGTCTTTAGCATAAAGGTAATGCCGGCGACTCATAATCGCTATTATCTAGGTCCGATTCCTAGAGGACGCACCATAAATCACATAGGAGTTTAATATGTTAGATTTTTTATTAGTGATAGCAAACACAATAACATTAGTAAGTTTCATTGCTTTAATACTTGCAATGTGTTGTTTCGGCAACTAACAAACAATCGCGATGCCTAAGAAATAATGACTAGGACACTGTTAGTAAGATGCATACGAAAGCAGATGGACGGGGTGAAATCCCTTGCATGGCGACCCAAATTATACAAACAATGTGCAAGTAGGCTGACCCCTGCGGCACTATGTAGGGAAGACATCACAAACGTGGACCGGTCAGGTGAAACTAGTAGTGGTGATGACTATAACTCAGCGGTAGAGTACCGGCGCATAGTCGGAAGTCGGAGGTTCGAATCCTTCTAGCCATTTGCTTCCTTTTTAAATTCAATACAGGATAACACGACAATGATGCAACGTAACGGACAAGAGTTTAAAACTCTCAAAGCGACAGAAGAAACTAAACAATGTTTAGATAGCATCGTAGCACGTTTTCCTGAATTAAAAGAACTCTCTTGTTTTACAGACATTGTGCGTAGAGTGCGAAGTGCATGTAACAAGCATAACGGAGTTGAAGTCATGAATGCCAGCATGTTTGGCCTTGTGAACAAATAAAAATTATGGCGTTGTAAGCATAAGAAAAGCGGGAGTAATTACCCGCCTGTTTCTTATGTGTACCTATAACTATAGAATAGGTTATTATAAATGCAGGTGTGATTCCGAGCCAACGCCACCATACAATGCAATCGTCTGCTAATTGGAATAGGCGGTCTGGTTTTCACCCAGAAGAATGCGAGTTCGAGTCTCGTCGATTGTGCCAATTTTAAGAGAGGTTATTATGTGGGATCATATTTTATTTGAAATTGATGATAACAAACAATGGTATTTTATTACATATGACATGCCCGACACTGTTTGTGATTCATACATGTGGTTGAACGAAGACGGAAGTTGGACACAATCACACACTTATAACCATAACTAACAATACACCATTCGTCTAGTTGGCCTAGGACGGTAGGTTCTCAACCTGCAAACAGGGGCTCGAATCCCCTATACCGTGCCAAACAATGGACTCGTCATAGTGGGAGCATGCCTACTAGCGTTAAAGAAGGTCACGAAATGCCGTGATATATCCGGGGTGAAAGACCCTGCGGGTCGTACCAAACAAAAAAGTTATATAAACAGTATATTAAATCTGGTTTATCTGTGAGAAAATTTGTTAAAGAAATTAATTACAAAGGTAGTTCTCAAGGTTTATCAGCATTATTTAGAAAATATATAGACGAATATCAACGCACCTGTGACTGAATGGCTAAGGTGACCGGTTGCAACCCGGTATTTTATAGGTTCGATTCCTATTAGGTGCTCCAAACAATATGGAGATGTAGCTTAGTTGGCCTAAAGCGCGACACTGTCACTGTCGAGATCGCGAGTTCGAAACTCGTCATTTCCGCCAAACACAGACACAGACCCCATGCTGCATGTAAAAGTGTAGTGTGGGACTAATTTTCCTCCTGTAGTTCAATGATAGAACAAGCGGCTGATAACTGCTAAACGTAGGTTTGATTCCTAACTGGAGGACCAAATTGATAAATAATGTTATGAACTTAACAGAAAGCATACGCAACGATATTAACATAGTCAGTGGTGAAGCCACACTACTCGAATTAGAAGAGTATTTTACAATTCCACTAAACGAAGGCATCGCAGATTTCGCTAAAAGTGTCGCTGCGAAAGTTAAGGCAAAATGGAATAATCCTAAAGAAGCAGCAAACGACCAGCAACTAGCACAAGCAACAGCTAAACTAGAAAAAGCTGGTGGCAGCGGCATATTACGATCTATTAATAAAAAGCTCGGAAAGACTGTTGCAGCGTTAGGTTTAATAGTAGCGTTAACAACTGCAATAGGCGCAGGCTCAGTACAAGCAGCAGAAGTAAATGATATAACTGGTGATTATATTTCACAAATGTCGCAAGAATTTTCACAAGCACATGAAAAATATACAAGCGAATCAGCAGCGGTACAAGATTTTGTAAAAGCTAAATTTGGTGTAGATACAGGCGAACTAAACAGTCCGCAGCAGCTAGGTAAATTTTTAAATGATAATTTAGATGACCTCGGTAATCTAGGAAACAAAATTAAAAGTAGATCTCCTCTTGCACAAAAAGGGAAAGCGGATTTGTATGCACAACATATATGGCAACAAGCAACACAATCAGACCAACAAGATGATTCAGTAGAACAACAAGCACATAAACAAGTTCAACAAACTTATCAGCAACAAGATAACCAAGCGAAGGGACTATCCGGCGCACAATCCGATCCATCTGATTTCTAAATAAATCACACCATTTAGGTGTTCAATAAATACTATTAAAAGGAGAGCAGGACATGAACACATTCCCAAGAGTATTATTATTAGATGTAGGTGGTAGACCACGCCAGTGGATCAACTACGAAGACGCTGCAATACAGTATTGCAAAGAAAACATCGCTTGGGAACTGGGAGATAGTTTTGTTCTACATGGCGGTAAATCACGCATGACTGGTTTGCAATCAACATTAGACGTTAAGACTATTGTCGCTGTTAAAGGTGCAGACAAGTATAAATCATTTTCAGAAGTGCCGAGGTTAACTAACCCTGCGCTATTTGCAAGAGATCAATTTATTTGTGCATACTGTACTCGTACATTTACAGCAGGTGGTTTAACTAGAGATCACGTTCACCCAACTTCAAAGGGCGGACTTGATATATGGACTAACGTTGTAACTGCATGTGGTCGTTGTAATAAGAAGAAAGATTGTAAAGACCTTAAAGATATTAACATGTCTTTGCACTACATTCCTTATGCACCGGATCGTGCAGAACATTTGATTTTACAAAACAGACGCATCTTGTCTGATCAAATGGATTTCTTGAAGAAATGTATTACAAACAAGAAGTCAAGGTTATTAGTAGCATAATGTAGTGGGGTTCACGCCCCACTTCTTGAAACAAAAATAGAATTATACGAATAACGGAAGATGCTGCTGGGTTGGCTAGCAACACGGTTTGAACCCGTGAGTATTGTGTGAACGGTAGGGGTTCGACTCCTCCATCTTCCTCACTTTATGTAATGTTTGATAAATAATAGTATGACTACATACTATACAATATATCAAACAACAAACGAAGTAACTGGTAAAATTTATATAGGTAAACATCAAACTAAGAAATTAGACGATGGCTACATTGGATCAGGGAAATACTTGAATAATTCAATAAACAAGCATGGGATCGAAAAATTTACTAAAAAAATATTGTATGTATTTAATAACGAAACTGATATGAACAACAAAGAGAAAGAATTAGTAACTGAGGATTTTGTAAAAGAAGACACTAATTATAATCTTTGCCCGGGTGGTAAAGGTGGCTTCGGATATATACATGCAAATGGCTTATGTGATTATGCGGTTGTTAGTAAAAAAGGTGGATTAACTCCAGCAAAAAATCCTGAACTTGCATCAAAAAATATAAGCAACGGTGTAAAAATAGCCTGGCAAAACGGAAAGTATAACAAAGTAGATTGGGTAGAAATATGCAAATCTAAATATAAACATCACACAATCAAGACAAAACAAAAGATATCAGAAACAAAACAAAACACTGGTACTAATAAACAAAATTCCCAATATGGCACAATGTGGATTACAAACGGAAAAGAAAATAAGAAAATAAAGAAAGATGACTTTATACCTATAGATTATAGAAAAGGTCGCACATAAAATCTCGCTTGTTCAAGGTGCAACCTATATTTGTAAGAGTCGCGTCTTACAATAGAACGGCGGGGCCGAATTTAGATTTATCTTTAGGGGCTGGTCCTCTCGCTTATCCTTGCAAGGGGCGATGAAATCTCAACCACAGGTTGCTGTATGGCATGTTCGACCATGCGAAGGTAATTTAGATAATGGGACAGCATTATCACTAAACAAAAACAATGGTGTGGGTAGCATAACTGGTTAATGCCCTGGATTGTGATTCCAGTAGATGCGGGTTCGAGTCCCGTCCTACACCCCAAACAAATAATGCCCCTGTGATGGAATTGGTAGACATGCGAGTTTTAGAAACTCGTGTCGCGAGGCGTGGGAGTTCGAGTCTCCCCCGGGGCACCAAACATATAGGACTATGGCGAAGCGATCTAACGCATCTGGTTTTGATCCAGACATACGGGGGTTTGAATCCTCCTAGTCCTGCCAAATTTATTATGTGGCCTTAATGTAACGGCAGCATGGGCAAAAAGTTAGCGGGGGTTCGAATCCCTCTTTATAGTGTAGCGGCAGCACAACAAAAGTCAGATCGGTTCGACTCCGAATCCCACTCCAAACATATAGCGGCGAAGCCAAACGACCAGGCAGCACTTTCATACGGTGTACATAGTCGGTTTAACTCCGACCTCCGCTACCAAAATTATCATTGGTTAATCTAAAGGTAAGATACGAGGTTGTGATCCTCTTAATCCGAGATCGAGTCTCGGGCCGATGACCAAACAATACTGCCCTCGGCAACTGGATGCAAGCAGGCCTACGAAGCCAGCTGTTGTAGGTTCGAATCCTATCGAGGGCTCCAAACAAAATTATGGATGTACGCACTGGTGAGCAAAGGAGTCTGTAAAACTCTGCCTCTGGCTTTGTAGGTTCGAATCCTAATACATCCACCAAACATTATTCCAGGGTAGCACTCTAGGCGAGAGC